ATTTAATAACCATGCGGGTTTGCGGCTGGTATGCACCCCGCACAAACGGGCATTTCAATGCACAAATCCTGATTTTAAAGGGAAAAGTAAAAAGGCCGTCTGAAGGCGGTTTTCAGACGGCTTGTGCGGACGCGGCGGGCTAGGATATTTTGGCGGCGTATTCCTGCAAGGCTTCTTTGAGTATCTGCACCTGCGATTTGCCTGTTTGGGCGGCCAGCCGTTCAAACAATGCCAGCGTTTCGGCATCCAGCGAAAATGCCTTGCTTTTGATGCCGCGTTTTTCGTTGCTGCGCTTTTGAATTTCCTGTCTTGACAAGGCCATGATGTTTCCTTTAAAGTTTTGAGTAACGGCGGGGTGTGCTACCACCCCACCGCTTCTCAAAGGTTAATAGGCGTTAGCCGAAATAACCAAGAGAAGGATAAAAATGAACCATCTCATTTTTGATTCCTTCCGAAAGTGCCTTAAGCGGGATTGCAGGTTGGCGTTTTACCTGTCGGTTCTTTCCCAACCGACGGATAAATTATATCCTAACTTACCATTCCGAACAAGCATTTTCAGTATGAAAGCCCGATTTATTCGGGCTTTTTTCTTTTAAAAATCATATCGTTTCTGTTATAATCCATGCAAAATAAAGCCCTGCCCGACGGGGCTAGCGCGTATAACCGTGCCGGAAAGAATCGCACGGAAAATGAAATTTGAATTGGATTTGCTTTTGGATTGGTGGGCGGAATGGTCCGCCAAACGAGAGGACAACGGCTTAGGCTTCGGTTGCAGTCGTTTTAACCGGTTGATGGCGGAGGGTAATCTGCCGCCGCGAACGGAATTTTTAGCCATCCTGCCTTATGGCGTTGACGGGGACGGCTTGGCAAGTGTGATGGATCGGGCGATCTGCCGTCTGAATCCGAATCGCAAAGAGGCGATTATGGCGGAGTATCGGCGGATTGGGACTCAAGAGGCGAAGGCAAAGGCTTTGGGTATTAGCCGAAAAGCATATGAGCGCCGGCTGGCAAATGCTCGTTTGAACTTGATGGCGGATGTAGTTGTTAAAAAGTTGTTAAAAACCTATTGACGCTTTGGGGGATTTTTGTTTAAATTATGGCAAGCTGTGTTTAACTGTATGTGCGGTTAGCGCAGCTTTTTCATTTTCCTGTCAAAAAAAAGCGTGGAAAGGCCGTCTGAATTAGATTTTGGCGGCCTTTTTTGCGTTTGGAAAGAATTTTATGGGTCGATTAAAGCAAATGGCTTCGCGGCTCCGACCTCTTGAGCAGAACAGAATCGCCGTGAAGCACCCGCCAAAGACGGCGGAAAAACGGATGCGCGGTCGTGGCTGGATGAACCTGCGCGAATCTGTACTGTTGCGTGACCAATATCAATGCCGACAGTGTGGTTGTGTGGTGCTTCCGAAGGATGCTGAGTGCGATCACATCGTTCCGTTGGCGGACGGTGGAAAAGATGAGGCGGAAAACCTGCAAACACTTTGCAAAACATGTCATGCTGAAAAATCTGCCGCTGAAAATCGGCGGCGCGGTTTTGGTTGGTAAGGGGTGGGGGTGTCAAAAGTTCATAGGGCTTACCCTCGGAAACCCCCCGCCCTCCCATGCGTATATTTTATTGGTTTTTTGGTGTTTTTGTTAAAGGTAATTTGTTTAAGAATTGTTTAATGGCTTGGGTTTCAGGCTGTTTTTAGGATTTATTATGGCTAGGTTGAAGGGGCAAAAGCTGAGGTTTGCTGAAGCTATTGTTTCGGCGAAACCTGTCAAAATCAGTAATAGGGATGCGGCTTTGGTTATTGGGTGTAGCGAGGGCAGCGCATCGGCTACTGGGTCGCGTTGTATGGCTGACCCTAGGGTTAAGGATTATATCCGGTCTTTTTGGCCTGATTATTTCGGCGATGATTCCCAGCCGGAGGCGAAGCAAGAAGGGAATCAGGCGGAAGTTCGACAGCAAAACGAACTGCCGCTTTTTTGTTCGCGGGCGGTGGCTGAGTGGCTGGAAAGTGATGCGGACTGTGAGTCTGTATCTGAGATTGCGGCTTCGATTGCGAAGATGGGGCGTGGGAATACGGCTGTTTTTACTGCTGACGGCGTATCTGCGTGGATTGCTTCGATGGATACGGAAGATTCTGAATTTTGCGCCATTGTTAAGGCAGTTTGCGACAAATTGCGGGTATCGCTTGACCCTGTGGAATATTGGGAAGGTGTCATGATGGACCCGTGGGCAACGCCGAAGGAAAAACACGCAGCGGCGTCGGAAAAGGCGAAATACACGAAAGCCAAGCCTGCGGCGGTTAATAAAAAGGATGCCGCCCGTGAGCAGGCGATGTCTTTGCGGGAGCGTCGCCGTCAAGGGAATGCGGTGGGGGATTTTTTCCCGATGGATGACATGCAAGGGAATGGGCATGTGCCGATTGTTGGGGGTAAACGATGGAATTAAGCGTATCGCCTCCGAAATGGACAACTGCCCTCCCCGATTGGGAACGCCGCATTATTGCGGGGGAAAGTATTGTTCCGGTCAAACCGCTTTATCCTGCAATGGCGAATCGCGCCGTTGCGTTTATGGAGCGGTTGCGGCTTCGCGATGTGCTGGGTCAGCCAACCATCGGGGAAGTGACCCGTGATTGGGTGTATGACTTTGCCGGTGCGATGTTTGGCGCGCAAAACCCGACGACGTATCGGCGGGATATCAATGATTTTTTCTTGTTGATTGCGAAAAAGAACACGAAGTCAACAATAGCCGCTGCGATGATGATGACGGCTATTGAGTTGGATGAGCGCGAGAGTTCGGAATATTTGATTCTCGCACCGACTAAGGAGGTGGCAGACAACAGCTTTATTCCGTGTAGGGACATGATTACACTTGACCCGTATCTGTCGGCAACATACCACGTCCAACAGCACACCCGAACCATTACGAACACGGTAACAGGGGCGACGCTGAAGGTAGTAGCTGCTGACGATAAGACTGTCGGCGGTAAGAAGGCAACCGGCGTCCTGATTGACGAGCTTCATTTGTTCGGGAAGGTGGCGGGTGCGGAATCGATGATTGCCGAGGCGACAGGCGGTCTGTTGTCCCGTATCGACGGGTTTGTGATTAAGCTTTCTACGCAGTCAACCGAGCCGCCGGCGGGTGTGTTTAAGGCTGAATTGGATTTGGCGCGTGATGTTCGGGACGGGAAAATCATCAACCCGCAATATATGCCTGTGCTGTATGAATTCCCGAAGGCGATGTTGGAAAGTAAGGCTTACGAAAATCCTGAGAATTTCTACATTACAAATCCTAATTTGGGCGCGTCTGTCGATACGCAGACATTAACGGGGATGCTTGCCAAAGCTAAAAGCAAGGGCGGCGAAGCGTTGATGGAGTTTTACGCCAAGCATCTGAATGTCGAAGTCGGCATGAATTTGAGAAATGACCGATGGGCGGGTGCAGAATTTTGGGAGGAAAACGGCAACCGTCCCGAAATCAACTTGGATTGGATGCTGGAACACTGCGAAGTCATCGATATTGGTGTGGACGGCGGCGGGTTGGATGACTTGCTGGGGATTTCTGCCGTTGGCCGTCTGAAGGACAATCCGCGGATGTGGGCGGCGTGGTTTCATGCTTGGGCGCATCCGTCGGTATTGGAACGGCGCAAGGAAATCGCGCCGGTGCTGTTGGATTTTGCCAAGCAGGGGGATTTGACGATTGTCCACCGCATCGGCGATGACAGCGATGAAGTAGCGGGGTTGGCGGCTCGGGTTTATCAGAGCGGTTTGCTGGATAAATGCGGCCTTGACCCGCACGGGGTCGGTGCGATTTTGGACGCGATGTTGGAATATGGCGTTCCGGAAGATGCGGTGGTCGGCGTGTCGCAGGGTTGGAAGCTGGGCGCGGCTATTAAGACGGCGGAGCGCAAGCTCGCGGAAGGCTGTTTTATCCATAGCGGCAGCGCGATGATGAATTGGGTGGTCGGTAATGCCCGCGTCGAGCCTCGCGCCAATGGTATTTTGATTACCAAGCAGGCAAGCGGTTCGGCGAAAATCGACCCGCTGATGGCGATGTTTGATGCGGTGTCGCTGTTGTCGCTGAATCCGACTGCAAGAGGTGCGTCGGTTTATGAAACACGCGGAATCAGAATGTTGTGAGATAGGATATGGCGAAAGAGAAAAAAGCCAAAAGCAAAAGCCGCCCGCGTGCTGACTCGGGCGGCTTGGTTTTTGAGGGGTTGAATGACCCTGCGTTGTTGGAATTTATCCGTAGCGGTCAAATCGGCGGCGGTGTGGGCATTGATGGGCGTCAGGCTTTGTGCAACGCCGCGCTTTATCGGTGTATTACCTTAATCAGCCAAAGTATCGGGATGTTGCCGTTGAATGTGCTGCATAACGATGACGGGCGTGAGACTGCTACGGAGCATCCTGTCTGGAAACTGCTGAAACGGCAGCCGAATAAGTTTCAGACGGCCTATGAGTTCAAAAGTCTGCTGCAAAGCCATGTCTTGCAATATGGCAATGCGTATGCACGCATTATCCGTTCGCGCGGTCAGGTCATCCAGCTTGTGCCGATTCATCCGACTGCGGTACAGGTCAAGCAGCGTGACGATTGGAGCGTGCATTATGTGGTTACGCGAAAAGACGGCGGTTTGCTGGATTTTGAGGCGGAAGAGATATTACACCTGCGCGATTTGACCGACGACGGCTTGGAGGGAATGAGCCGCGTGAAGTTGGCGAAGCGGGCGTTGGGGATTGCTTTCGATGCGGAGGATGCGGCGAGCCGTATTTTCTCGGAAGGGGTGATGGCCGGCGGCTATTTGGCAACGGACAAGGCGTTGAGCGATAAGGCGTACAACCAACTTCAGGAATCGTTGCAGAAGCGGTATAGCGGCAAGGCGAATGCCGGCCGTTTTATGATTTTGGAAGAGGGGCTGAAGGCGGAGAAATGGGGCAATACTGCTTCTGATGCGCAGCATATTGAAAACCGAAACCATCAAATCGAGGAAATTGCGCGGATGTTTGGTGTGCCGCGCCCGTTGCTGATGATGGATGATACGTCATGGGGCAGCGGTATCAGTGAATTAGGGGTGTTTTTCCTGAAATACGGGCTTCTTCCTTGGTTCACAATGTGGGAGCAGGCGTTGACCCGTTCGCTTTTGAATCCCGCCGAACAAGACCGCTTGATATTCAAGTTTAATGCCGGCGCGTTGTTGCGCGGCAGCTTGGAGAATCAGGCGGAATTTTTTGCCAAAGCTTTGGGTAGTGGCGGTCACGGCGCATGGATGACGCAAAACGAAGTGCGCGAAATTTCCGACCTGCCGAAATCAACAGATAAGTCTGCCGATACTTTGCGGCAGGCGCAACAAGGAAAGAATTATGAGCCTGAAAAAACTGCCGCAAATTAGTGCGTTGTCTGCCATGCCGAAATCGCTGTCTTTCGATATGCGCCCTGATGCGGCGAACCGTTGGGACAGCGGGGTTAAGGCGAAAACCGAAACCGACAATGTCATCACGATGTACGACCAAATCGGCGAGAGCTTTTGGAGCGAAGGGGTAACGGCCAAACGCGTTGCCGCCGCGCTGCGTGCTATCGGCGATAAAGAGGTTGTTGTCAACATCAACAGCCCGGGCGGGGACTACTTCGAGGGTATATCCATCTACAACCTATTGGCGCAACATCCGGCCAAGGTAACGGTTCAGGTTGTCGGCCTTGCTGCTTCCGCCGCCTCCGTGATTGCGATGGCGGGCGACGAGATTCTGATGGGCGAAGGGTCGTTCCTGATGATACACAACGCATGGAGCCTTGCGATTGGCAACCGGCACGATTTGGCGGGCAGTATTGACACGCTGACGCAGATTGATGACGCAATGGCTGATTTGTATTCCGCCCGTTCGAGCCTGTCGAAAGCGGAAATCGTCGGCATGATGGATCGTGAAGGCTGGATTGGAAAATCGAAAGCCCTTGAAGATGGTTTTGCCGACGGCGAAATCGATGTGAAGGAAATTGAGCAGTCCGGCGACGGCGAACAGAAAAAAGCGATGGCTCTGATTGAGTCAAGCCTCGCGCAACAGGGATACAGTCGCGCCCAAAGACGCGATGTGTTCAACAACTTATTCCACGGCACGCCCCGCGCTGCCGAACCTGCCGTCAAGCCGTGCGCTGGCGGCGATTTAAAGACGGCGCAAGCCTTGCAGACTTTAATTCAGACCATGAAAGGTTAAACCATGAAACAAACGATGATTGCCCGCGGCTTGGTTGCCGCATTTGCCGATGTCGGCAATACTGCGCCCGATGTGGGCGCGTTGCTTGCAGAATTGAACAACTCTTTTGCCGCGTTCAAAGACAGCAAAGAAAAAGAAATTGCCGCTTTGCAGCAAGGCAGTGAAGAAGCCAAAGCTTCTTCAGCCAAAGCCGAAGCCGAAATTTCCAAACTCCAAGCCTCTATTGACGACTTATCTGTACAAATGGCCGCCGCACAAATGAACGGCGGTGCGGGCAAACTCGATAAGGAAGCGCAGGCGGCTGTTGATGCGACTGTGTCGTTTATGAAGTCCGGCGAAGTACGCGCGGATTTGAAAAAATCTGACGATTCCAACGGCGGCTATTTGGTGCCGAAGGAATGGGACCGTACCATCACTGATAAGCTGCGTACCGTATCGCCATTGCGTAAGCTGTTTAAGGTTCAGACGACCTCGAAGCCGAAATTCAGCAAACTGTACAATATGCACGGCGCGGGCAGCGGTTGGGTGGGTGAAGAAGATGCCCGCGCCAAAACCGATACGCCGACGTTCAAGTCTTTGGACTTCGACACGGGCGAAATTTACGCCAATCCTGCCGCAACACAGCAGATGCTGGATGACGCCGAAATCAATCTCGAAGCTTTCCTTGCCGATGAAGTGAAAACCGAGTTTGCAGTGGCCGAAAACAAAGCCTTTATCAGCGGCGACGGTCAAAAAGGCAAACCGACCGGCTTGCTGACCTATGCAGAAGGCGGTACTAATGCAACCAAGCACCCGTTGGGCGCAATCAAGGTTGTCAAATCCGGCAATGCGACAGCGGTTACTGCCGATTCGGTGATTGATTTGGTTTATTCGCTGCCTGCCGAATACTCGCAAGGTGCGGGCTTTATGATGAACCGCAAAACGCTTGCCGCCGTCCGCAAGCTGAAAGACGGTCAGGGTAATTACCTGTGGCAGCCGAGCTATCAGCAAGACCAGCCGTCCACGTTGTGCGGCTATCCGGTTTATGAAGTCGCCGATATGCCTGATGTTGCCGCGAATGCGTTGTGTATCGCTTTTGGCGATTTCAACCGCGCGTATATGATTCTTGACCGCAAGGGCGTGAGCATTCTGCGTGATCCGTATACGAACAAGCCGTTCGTGCAGTTCTACACGACCAAGCGCGTCGGCGGCGGTGTCGACAATCCCGAAGCCTGCGTGTTGCTGAAAGTAGCGGCTTAATTTGAACAGGCCGTCTGAAAGCGAGCTTCTGCCTGTATGGGTAGCGGCGTTTAGTTTTCAGACGGCCTTATTTTGAAAGGTAATAATCATGGCAAAATTTACTAAACCGTTTTTAGGCGTTCCCGATGGGGAGATTTATCCCGTTCAGTATGAAAAAGGCGATGAAGTGCCGGTTGAGTTGCTGGATGCTGCGAAAGAAGCAGGTTGTGTCAGCGGTAAGAAAGGCGATTCGAAGCTGCCTGAAGACCCGCCGTCCGACAATAAGCAGGATGGTGGTGCGGATAATAAAACCGATATTCAGCAGACCGGCGAAGGCGAAGGTCAAGGCGAAGGTCAGGGCGAAGGTCAGG